CGACGCGTTCGAGGTCTAGCACCGCCTCCCCGTGGTCACCCACCCCGAGCTCGAGTTCGAGCCATCGAACCGCCTCCCGAGCCATCACCGGTGCAACCGCAACAAGGGCGCCGGCCAGGCGGCCCCCGGGATCGGCACCACGTCGGAGTCCTGGTGACCGCACCCGACGACCTCAGCGCGCACCGCACCCGCACGAACATGCCCCGCCCCACGCCGCACCCCGACACGGTCCGTGAGATCGAACAGGTGTACGACGCCATCGAAGACCGCACCTGAAGGAGCACCCATGTCGACCACGAAGACCACCGAGTACGCCGCCGCCCGTGACGGCGAGATCATCGGGGCTACGTTCCCCGAGCTGGACCGTGCGAAGCAGCAGGTCGCGTACGTGTCCGAGAGCATGACGAACGCGGGCCTGACCCCCGACATCGAACTCGTCGAGGTGACGAAGACGGTGACGATCAGCAAGGCGCGCGCCTACAAGGAGCCGACCGGCGAACCCGAGGCCGAGCCCGTGGTCGAGCAGACGGAGACCCCGGACACCGAGACTGGCGACTGACCATGGCACGCACAGTCCACCGCTTCGACATCGGGCCAGCAGGCAAAGACATCACGCTGCCCCACGATGCGACAGTGATCGCAGTAGACCACGGCCCCATCCCCGGCCTCATCGACGTGTGGGTACTGCTCGACACCAACGCACCCACCCAAGCCCGCAGGTTCACCTACACAGGCACAGGCCACCCAGTACCCGAAGACGCCCACCACATCGCCTCAACGCCCCGACACGGCGACACAGGGCTCGTCTGGCACCTCTTCGAAATCCGACAGGGGTAGGGGCGGTCACATCGCCAGCTGTCACCACACAGGACCATTCGCCGGGAGTGATCTTCCCCACCCACGGGTCGCGCACACGCGAACGACCTGTTCGCGTTCGCAGATTGGGGGCCGTGATGGCTCAGTCACCGGAGGAGCGGCGTGCTGCTGCTGCTGAGCGGATGCGGCGGAAGCGTGCGGCGGAGCGTGAGGCGCGTGCTGTGGCGGCTGGGCCGGTTGCGCACGTGGCGAACGTGCCTGAGGCGCGTCCGATGCGTGAGGCGGTTGACAGTGCGATCGCTGCGGCCCGTTGGCTGACGCTGTCGGACGAGGCGTCGAAGGAGCAGGCCCGGCAGTTGGCGGACGACGTGGATGCGTCGAACGCGGCGGGGGAGCGCGCGGCGGCCCGGTCGGCGCATCGGGCGCTGTCGCGGGTGCTGAACGACCTGGGGGCGACCCCGTCGGTGCGGTTGCAGCGTGAGCTGCGGTCGCGTCGCATGATCGAGGAGAAGGGCGGCGGCGATGACGGACACGCTGCGGCCACCGGCACGACCGGCAACGTCACGCAGTTCGAGCGCCCAGCGCGTCGGAAGAGGTAAGCGGTACGGGTCGGTCACGCCTCGGCTGTTCACGCCGCCGCTGCGGGAGCTGACCCCGGAGACGTCGCTGGGGTTCGAGGTCATCGAGTTCGCCGACTGGGCGCGGAACAGGCTCGAGGAGCTGGACGCGACTCGCGCGGTCGGCGACGACATCGACTACCTGGGGCTGATGCCTCGGCTGCTTGAGTGGCAGCGGTGGCTGTTGATCCACGCACTTGAGCTGCTACCGGGGGAGCACTCGGTGCCCCGGTTCCGGACGGTGCTGCTGCTCGTCGCCCGGCAGAACGGGAAGAGCACGATCCTGACGGTGCTGACCCTGTGGCGGCTGTTCCAGGATCGCGCCCGCATGGTCCTCGAGACTCACGCGTCGCTTGAGCACGCCCGCATGGCGTGGCAGGAAGCCGTCGACGTCGCCGAGGCCATCCCTGAACTGGCCGACGAGATCGCCCAGAACCTCGCCGGCGGCAAGGGCTCGCAGCTGCTGAAGCTCGACGGCGGCGAGCAGTTCAAGATCGCGTCCGCGAACCGCAGCGGAGGCCGCGGGTTCCGCGGCGACCTCGTCATCTTCGACGAGCTGCGGCAACACCAGGACTTCCGGGCATGGTCCGCGACGTCGAAGACGACCCTCGCCCGGCGCCGCGCGCAGGTGTGGGGTGTCTCGAACGCCGGCGACCACCTGTCCGTCGTGCTCCGGCACCTTCGCCGTGTCGCGATCGCGGGCATCACGGGCGAGGCGCTCGAGGGCGTCCCCGACGACGAGCTGCACGACTCCACGACCGGCCTGTTCGAGTGGTCGGCCGGCGACGTCGACGGTGTCCCGCGCGGCGTGTGGGACCGCGACGGCTGGGTCGAAGCGAACCCGTCCATGGGGCACACCGAGCTCGACGAGCGCGCGATCGCCGCGGCGGCCGCGGATGACCCCGAGCAGGAGTTCCGCACCGAGGTGCTGTGCCAGTTCGTGACCAGCACCAGCAGGGGCCCGTTCCCGACGGGCGGCTGGGAAGCGACCCGCGTCGAGAAGGTCACCCGTGACCGGGACCGGCTGGCGACGTACTGCGTTGACACGTCGTGGAACCGGCAGATGACGCACATCGCGATCGCTTACTTCGACATCGAGGGCCGCGCCCGGGTGGAGATCGCCGCGTCGCGCGCCGGCACCGAGTGGGTCATCCCGTGGCTGCTGTCCCCGCAGCGGCAGATCGAGCCGGAGTTCGTGACCCTCCAGGGCCGCGGCGCCCCGGTCGGGTCGCTGCTGCCCGACTTCGAGAAGGCCGGCCTCGAGGTCACCGAGTGGGGCGGGTCGGACCTGTCCCGCGCGTCCGGCGTCATGTTCGACATGATCCGCCAGGCCGTGGACCCCGAGAACCCGGAGCTCGTGTTCACCCACGGCAACCAGCCGGTGCTGGACATCGCGGCGACGTCGGCCGTTGTGAAGCCCCTCGGTGACGGGTGGGCCATCGACCGGCAGAAGTCGCCGGAGGACGCGGCACCCCTGGTCGCGGCGCTTGGTGCGCTGTGGCTGCTGAACACCAACCCGGAGCCGGTCGGCTCCGCGTACGACGACGAGGACGCTGGCGTGCTCGTGCTCTAGTGCTGGGAGGCGCCGTGGGACTGCTGGACTTCATCCGCGGCGTGTCGAGCGAGATCCGCCCGAGCGTGCCGATCGAGTACACGAACTTCATGACCGAGTCGGTCCTGGGCCGGACGCCTGAGCACATGTGGCGGACGCAGCCGGCGCTGCGGTCGGTGGTGTCGTTCCGTGCTCGGAACGTCGCGCAGCTGGGCGTGCACACGTTCAAGCGGTCCGGTGAGGACCGGGAGCGCGTCCGTGATAACCCGGTCGCGCAGCTGCTGAAGCAGCCGAACCCGCACCAGACGATGTACGAGCTGATCTACGACCTCGTTGCGATGCTCGACCTCTACGACCGTGCGTTCTGGGCTCTGGGCCCGGACGACAAGGCGGCGTCGGGGTGGCGTCTGCGGTCGATCCCCGCACCGTGGGTGGTCGGCAAGTCCGGTGGCGACTACTGGGGGCCCGAGAAGTGGATCGTCGCACCCCCCGGCCAGCCTCAGTTCGAGGTGCCGGCGGAGGCGATGATCGCGTTCGTTGGCTGGTCGCCTCTGTCGACGTCGGCGGGTACCCCCCCAATCGACGCCCTGAAGCAGACCCTCGCTGAGCAGATCAGCGCGCAGGAGTTCCGGCTGCAGATGTGGAAGCGCGGCGGCCGCGTGGGCACGTACCTGACCCGTCCGGCGACCGCGCCGAAGTGGGACAACGTCGCTCGCGGCCGTTTCCGTGACTCGTTCAAGGAGTACACGAACAGCGGCTCCAAGGCTGGCGGGACCCCGTTGCTTGAGGACGGCATCGAGATGAAGCGGGTCGGCTTCACGGCCCGCGAAGAGGAGTACATCGACTCGGCGAAGCTCGCCATCTCGACGGTCGCCTCGGTGTACCACGTCAACCCGACGATGATCGGCCAGCTCGACAACGCGAACTTCTCGAACGTCCGCGAGTTCCGCCGCATGCTGTACACCGAGACGCTCGGCCCGCTGATCGCTCAGATCGAGGACCGCATGAACGCGTTCCTGGTGCCGCAGCTGACCGACGAGGACGGCGTCTACGTCGAGTTCAACATCGGCGAGAAGCTGCAGGGCTCGTTCGAGGAGCAGGCCGCCGTGCTGTCCACTTCGGTGGGTGCCCCGTGGATGACCCGCAACGAGTCCCGCGCCCGGAACAACCTTCCGGCGATCGACGGCGGCGACGAGTTGGTGACGCCGTTGAACGTCCTCGTGGGCGGGCAAGCGTCACCGCAGGACGGCGGCGACCCGATCGGGACGCTCGCAGCCCTGGCGACGCTCGTGCAGCGCCGGGAGCCGAAGGCACGCCGGTCCAAGACCGACGAGCAGCCGCCGGACGAGGACCAGGTCGCCGACCTCGGGGACACGTTCTCGGCGTTCTTCAAGCGGCAGCGGCAGGTCGTTCTCTCCGCGCTCGGTGCGAAGGCACCCGCGTGGTGGGACGAGGACCGGTGGAACGACGAACTCGCCGACGATCTGCTCGGCAACTCCACGGCCCTCACCCGGTCCGTGGGGCGTCGAACACTGCGCGACGTGGGCCTGGACCCCAACGCCTACGACACGGGCCGCACGGAGGCGTACCTCGCCGTCGTGGCCGCGTCCACGGCGCGGGGTGTGAACCGTGCCACGAAGAACCAGCTCGATCTGGCGCTCGACGACGACGAAGACCCCACGGCCGCGCTGCGGAACGTGTTCGACGTGTCGGCTGGCGCCCGGGCTGCGGAGGCGGGCCAGACCCTGGCGACGGGGCTGGCGGCGTTCGCGGCGGTCGAGTCGGTGAAGCAGGTCGCACCGGAGAAGGCGACGAAGACGTGGATCGTCACGTCCGCCGATCCGCGTGCGTCGCACGCATCACTGAACGGCGAGACGGTCGGCATCGACGACACGTTCTCGAACGGGGCCAAGTGGCCGGGCGACGCGACCGCTCTCGACGTCGACGACATCGCGGGCTGCCAGTGCGCCGTGGAGATCAACCTGCCGTAGGAGGCGAACATGACCGCGAAGATCAAGACGACCACCGTCCCGGTCCGCATGAAGGCGGGCCCGGACGACGGCCTTGAAGAGGGCCAGTTCCTGGTCTACCCGTCGACGTTCACCCGGACGCCGGACTCGTACGGCGACGTCGTCGCGAAGGGCGCGTTCCTCGACACGATCGAGGACTGGAAGGCGTCCGGGCAGACCCTTCCGGGCCTGTTCGGTCACCGTCTCGACGACCCGGACTTCTACGTCGCCGGCGCCCTCGACATGGGCGAGGACGACCACGGCTGGTGGGTGAAGGGCGAATTCGACCTCGAGTCCCCGAAGGGCCCGCAGGTGTACCGCCTCGTGAAGGGCGGCCGGCTCAGCCAGCTGTCGTTCGCGTTCGACGTCCTCGAGGAGGGTGTCGTCGAGATCGGTGACGGCGAGACCGCGAACGAGCTGCGGAAGCTCAAGGTCTACGAGTTCTCGTTCGTGCCGATCGGTGCGAACCAGGACACCAGCGTCGTCGCGGTGAAGGCGGTCACGGACCAGCTCACCGCCGACGTGAAGGAAGGGCGCGTGCTCGCGTCCAAGCACATCGACTCCCTGCGACAAGCGCAGGAAGCCATCGGCGCCGTCATCACGGCGGCCCTTGGAACCGATGACGACAGCAAGGCCAGCGGCGCTGCAGCCAAGGACGAGGAGCTCGCGAGGGCCAAGTCCGAGGAGCTGCGGCGTACGTCCGCGGAGCTGCGATCCATCGAACTGTCCCTCATCTGAACGAAGGAACCAGGATGAATCTGAAGGAACAGCTCGCCGCGGCCCAGAAGGACGCACGCGAGTTCATCGCCAACCTCAAGGCCGACGGCCACGAGGTCACCGACGAAGAGCTGACCGAGGCCAAGGCCAAGTCCGACCTCGTCGACTCGCTCAAGGCCCGAGTCGAGCGCGCCGACGCCCTCAAGGGCTTCGACACCATCGGTACCGTCGACGAGACCCCCGAGCAGAAGGCGCCCGCCCGATCCCTGGGTGAGCACTTCGCAAAGGCCGTCGGCGACACGCTGCGCTCCGCACGCGGCCAGAAGGGGTTCTCGATCTCGGCCCCCGAGTTCAAGGCCGCCACCGACGCGCAGACGATCCCCACGGTCGTCGCCCCCGCGTTGACCACCATCGACACGAACATCGTCATCGGCACCCGCCGCCGCCTGACCGTCTCGGACCTCCTGGGCTCCGAGACCATCAGCGGCAACGCGCTGACGTACTTCGTCGAGGGCGCGCTCGAGGGCGACTTCACCACCGTCGCCGAGCTCGGCAAGAAGCCGCAGCTGCACTTCGGCGACC